AATGAAGCTGAAGACTACTCTTGGATACAATCAACAAGAGCAAATAGTTTAGGTACTTATGATAGATTATTAATTCAGCCAAATGGTGGTGCAGTTAGAATAGGTGGAACAGGTACAACATCTTACAAATTACTTGTTGATGGTACTCTTGGAGTTACAGGAGCAGCTACATTCTCAAGTAGTTTTGGAAATAATCAAGTAACAATAAGTTCAGCTTATCCAAATATAACATTTGCAACTAATGGTAATATTGTTACAACAGGTGCAAACCCAATAGCATTTAGACCTAATGATGTTGAGGCTATGCGCATAACCTCTGGCGGTAACGTAGGTATAGGAACTACAAGTCCTTCAGGTGTATTCCACGCACAAGCAACTAATAGCGGAATTTTCTTTGACCTTACAACTGCTTATACTCCTAAAATAAAAGCAGCAGGTTCAATTAGTGATTTGCAAATTGAGAGTGTTGGTAGCGGTGGTAATTTGGTACTTGGTGCTCCGGGGGCTACTTCTGTAATGCAGTTTTTTGTAAATGGAACACTTGGAACAGGAGAACGTATGAGAATAACAAGCGGTGGTAATGTAGAGATAGCAACAGGCTCAATAAAAACAGGAGAACCAGACACAGGATACGGCAGAGCAGCATTTAAGATAGGAACAAGACAATCTGGAACGGCAACCGATTCAGGTGGTTATATTCCTATCAGCATTGACGGAACAGTTTATTTTATTAATTTATACACTTCAACCCCATAATTATGGCATTACAAACAAAATGGGTAGTGGTTCAAATGGACACTGCCCCAAGCGAAGATGGTTTAACCGATGTAGTTAAACGAGTACATTACAGATACGAAGGTACAGACGAGCAATACTTTGCGGATATTTACGGAGTATTATCTTGTGCTACACCTTCGGCAACCGACTTTACTGCTTATGAGGATTTAACTTATTCTAAAGTAGTTGAGTGGTTAGCAAATGGCTTAGATGACCACGCTTTAGATAGTAACCTTGAGGCGCAAATCGAGAACCTTAAAAACCCACCGATTGTAAATTTGCCTCTACCATTTTCAAATCCTTAATATATCTTTACAAATAAAAACAACAAACTATGAAGTACAAGCAACTATTACAATTAGTGAGCAGCCTTAACCAAGTTATTGGCAGCCAAGAAACAAAAGTTCAAAAAAAGCTATTTAAGGTTCAAGAAAAAATAGCAAAGTACCTTGAAGATTACAATAAGCAAGTCGAAGAATTAAGATTAGACAACGCTTCAGTAGACGAAAAGGGTATTTTAATCCTTAATGAAAAAGGGGATTACAAGTTTAATAAAGAAGGTATCAAGAAGCTGACAAAAGATATTGAAGCTCTAAATGATAAAGAATTTGACTTTCAAATAATTAACGTAGTTAATCCGGCAAACTTAGAGGACTTTACTTTTTTATCTGATTGGACTACCGGCATAGAATTTAACAAACAAGAAGAAGAAGAATTATAATGGCAAATAACCACCAAGCAGACCAATCAACAATCGTTAGCGTAGTAAGTGCTATTTTGAGCCTTACTTCTATTCAACCACTATTCACTTTGATTGCAAGTTTGGTGGCTATTATTTCCGGTCTAATGGCAATAAGATACTACTACAAAATGACCAAAAAGCTCAAATGAGGATATTACTTTTAGCTTTACTACTTACGTCTTGCGCTTCAGTTAAGAAGTTTGAAAAGAGATTTGATAGCACGGGGACAACTAAGATTGACTCCGTGCGTCTTACTTTTTATGATAGCGTTACCAAGATTATAGAAAAGGAGCAGATATTTACTAAAGAGGTTACGATCTATGACACAATACGAATAGCAAAGGATAGCTTTGTAGTTATTCCCAAAATCGTAACTAAGTGGGTGTACCAGACAAAAGAGAAGGAAACCGACAACAGCCTTATCAAAAAAGACACAATAGCGTTTAATCGCACAGAAACGGCTCAAATTTCGATTGTAGATAAAAATAAGGTAAGTACTCAGAATAACTTTTGGAAGGCTCTAATAGGGCTTATAATAGCAATTATATTAATTTTAGCATATTGGAATAAGTTATGGAAGTAAATAAAGCAGGAATGGACTTAATAAAGCACTTCGAAGGGTGCAAGTTAAAAGCGTACAAATGTCCGGCTGGTTTATGGACTATTTCGTGGGGTTTGACTTTTTACCCTGACGGAACGAAAGTAAAAGAGGGCGATGTAATTACGCAGCAACAGGCAGAAGATTACTTTAACGCAATAGTAGATGACTTTGCAAAAGGCGTAGATGTGCTTGTAAAATCAAATGTAACCGAGAACAATTTTGCTGCATTAGTTTCGTTTACTTTTAATGTAGGTACGGGCAACTTAAAGAAAAGCACTTTATTAAAAAAGGTAAATGCGAACCCTAAAGACCCGTCTATTACTGCTGAGTTTAAAAAATGGACGAGGGCGAATGGTGTGGTGCTTAAAGGGTTAGTGAGGCGTAGAGAGGCTGAGGCTAAACTATATGAGCAACTTTAGAACTATATTAGTTAATTTATTATCGGACGAAAGCAACAGTATTAGCCATAAAAGAGTAGTGGCTATGCTTGGCAGCGTTTGTCTTTTTATATCCCTGTTCTTAAACATAATCTTAAAAATTAACCCAAGCGATAAGTTGGTCGATGCCGTCTTGTATCTTACGCTATTTGCTATGGGTTACACTACAATAGATAAATTCAGCAAAAAATAAATAATGCTAAAATCAAAACGCAAACGCCTATTCTTTGACATTGAAACCTCTCCCAACGTTGGCTTTTTCTGGAGTGCTGGATATAAGCTAAACATCACACCGGATAGCATAATACAAGAACGTGCTATTATTTGCATCTGCTACAAGTGGGAAGATGAAAAAGAAGTTTACCATTTAGAATGGGATAGCAAACAGAATGACAAACGTATGCTGCAAAAGTTTATTGAAGTAGCAAACACGGCTTCGGAGTTAGTAGGACATAATGGCGATAAGTTCGACTTAGCGTGGATAAGAACCAGGTGCCTATTTCATAAAATAGAGATGTTCCCTTCTTACGTTACTATTGACACGCTAAAAGTAGCAAGACAAAAGTTTAGATTTAATAGCAACAAGCTTAACTACATAGCTGACTATTTAGGTATTGGCACTAAGATCAAAACCGAATATAGTTTATGGAAGGACATTGTTCTGCATAAAGACAAAGTGGCTATGGCTAAAATGATTAAGTACTGCCAAAAGGACGTAGTTTTATTAGAGCAAGTATTTAACGCACTTAAAAACCACATAGAACCAAAAACACATTACGGAGTTATCTTCGGTCAAGACAGAGGCTCTTGCCCTGAATGTGGTAGTGATGATCTAATTATTTCACTTCGTAGAACAACCGCAACCGGAGTAAAGAAAATATCGTACAAGTGCAAAACTTGTTTTAAAATGCATAGCAAAACCGACAAATAATGAGCAACATACTTGACGAAACAATTAAAGATTTATACAAGCGTGAGATAAGAGGCTTAAAAGAATACGGAACTACAATGGACAGAACCGATTTAAGTCAAGACGAATGGTTGCAACACGCATACGAAGAGGCTTTAGATTTAGCATTATACTTAAAAAAACTATTACTAACCAATGCGCCTGAAAAAAGTATTTAGCTTCGGCAATATATTAGATCGTGAAACCTACGAGCAACTTAGGGAATTAGATTATACTAACCCAAACTTTAAGGGTTGCGCTGACGAGTTCCAGTTTAACCGGGAGTGGTGGGTTATGCTTGACGAAGGCGAAATAGTTGCTTATTGCGGATCAATTTATTCCAAAGGCATTTGCATATTTAACAGAGCGTGGGTTAAAAAATCACATAGAGGTCAGGGCATACAAAGACGAATGATTAAAACCAGGTTAAAGGCAGCATCTACTTTTTGCCATATAGCTATTACTTACACTACCTTAGACAACTTCCCTTCAGCTAATAACCTTATTTCGTGTGGGTTTAGGCTTTATCTACCGGAGTATTCATACGGGGGTTCTGACAAACTTTACTTCCAAAAGT